CCATATAAATAAAATAATACAATATACACACCTTATTTTTTAACCTTAAATTGTTATATGTTAAAACGCAAAAAATCAAGCTTAATGTAGTTACATTATTTGCATTAAACCCCAAGTTGTATAAAATGGGAACTAACCATTTAACTATGACATAAACAAAATTGTTAAAAACACTCTCGTTTTCAGCTCCAACTTTAATAGGAAGACAATCTGACATTTTATATTATATAAAATATTTTATTTTTTATTATCTTACTGTACTCTCTCTCTATTTAAATACCCTACAAACCACCCCAATATTATAAATAAAGTATCACAATATCTATAAGCCAAATTATCATCTTTTTTGAACCCATCTTTAAAAATATATTTTAACACTTTATCTCCGTTTTTTGTTCTTAATAGTAACTGAGAAAATATATCTACAAAAACAGTAAATAATAAGGGAAATTTAAGCACATATAATAAGTAACCGAAGAAAAAGTGGATGAAACAAATATTGTCTATTATACCCTCATTTCTTCGTTTTCTATTATAACTAAGATATAAGTCTATAATCATATTTTGTAATTAAGAAGAGATATTTAATTCTTCAAATTTTTCTTTTACCTCTACAAATGATAGTGTGACTTTTGGAGACTTTAACATTTTAACATCTGGATTTGTCTTTCTAAAGACCTCAACAAATCTCTCATTCAACGGACTGTATCCAGGATATGAAGACTTATTTTTTGGGTTAAATCTAAACTGCTCTAAATAAGCCATAATAGAATCCATATTTCCCTTCTCATACATAAACCATTCGTCATTTGATATAACTTTAGGGTTTATATATCCTCCATTTTTCTCAATTCGTTCTATAGCACTATCAGGAAAAATAAGACTTATAATAGCTTTATACATTTCATCTATCATTTTTGAGGTAAATTCAGACATTCTATCAAAAGTTTCTTTTACAAGGGATAATTCACACTTAAAAAATTCCCTTTTTTCGCTTATACGATAATTTCTAAGTATATAAAAAAGAATTCTTTCAGCTTTGATACAGTCTTTAAATTTTGCAGAAACATAAAGCATTTTTGATGGCTGAACATAGTAGGTAGAATAACTCGCTAATCTATTTTCTACATTACAAGTTCTTCCAAGTTTATAAACCTCTTCTTCTGGGGTTTTCTTGAATCGTTCAAATGCATCATTATATAAGCAGTATAAGTAACCCGACATATTTATTATATATTTAAATAATAAATATCTTTTTAAGCTTAATATCTTCTTCTTGAAGCTTGTCTTAAAGCTTGAGCAACAGTTTTTTCTAAAGGATTTGGTACATTGATAGTTGGCATATTAATCTTACCTCCTCCTGATTTGAATGCAAATAACAATAATGGAATAGCTACAACCATAGCTATAATTATAGCTATAATTATCATTGCATAAGGTCCTAAAACTGCACTTATTGCTTCTGCTATTCCTCCAATCTTACTAGTATTAGTTTGTTCTGCCTTATTAACAGCATCTGCTATATTTGCATTTTGCATTATAGCTTCTTGTGCTGCGTTAGCAAAACATTCTACAACTTGAGCTGAAACAAGCTCTTGGTCTATTCTTATTTCTCCTTGTTGTCCGCAGTCCCATTTACCTTTATTCACATATATTCCTTTATTAATATTATCTATAATGGCATTACATTCTGTTAAATTTTCATTTGTAATGTTATTTTCAATCTCATTTTTAAGTATATTAGTTATCTCTGTATTACTTTTTTGATTATTAAAAGCAGTTGATAAGAAGCCTGAAGTAGCTGAGTTATTTTGAGACATAGCATTATCTACGGATGACTTTAACATTGCCTTCATATCATTAACACTTGAAACTTGAGACATAACTTTAACCTTTTGCGAAGCATTTATTTTTTGCCCTAATCTATAACTACAATTCTTAATATCACCTTCATTTATAAATTCATAAGAATTAACATTGCTATTAGCTGCACTTGCTTTAACTATGTTTGTATTAACAACGTTAGTAACAGATTTATTAAGTATATCAGTAGTCTGCTTTATTTGACTTGATTGACTTGAACCCATTTATTCTATACTAAAGATTTTTTTTTCAAAATTTATATTTATCTTCTTCTGTTGTAAAACCTTCTTTCTTTGAATATTGATTAAACAATAATACAGCTACAACTATACCTAATAATCTTTCAGGCTGTTTTATCCCTTCTAAAGACCCTGTAAAATATCCTATTGCAATAATAGCTAAAATAACGTGTAATGTGTCCATTTTATTTTTATAAAAATAAAAAAAATATTATTATTTAAATAAACATGTCTTGGAAAAGTTTTGATAATGACTTATCAGTAGATATAGCTACTCTTACCCCAGAAAGAAATTTTAATTTTAATGTTCCCAAAAGTATAGTAAGTAAGTTGTCTTCTGATAAAAGGTTAAATTTATTTCCTTTTAAAATAGTTACTTTACAATGGTTGATAGATATTGGTAAAGCAACTCCAAAAAATGATAATGCAAATTTATGTTTTCCAAAAGGATCTTGTGGAAACTATTTTATGCTTATTTTTAGCTCAAATGATAAGTATTTGCCAGTTGGAGATATATTCGTTCAAGGGACTAGTAACCCTTATGATATGAATCAAATACCTATTTTATTAATTAAAAATGACCCTGATTATTCAACTATAATAGACAGAGTAGACTATAATTGGTATGGAGATGAATATCAATGTCCTGGAGGTCAAGATACAGGATTTTATACTTATAGAAATAATGACGGAGTATATAAAGGAGATTATCAAGTAGTTTCATCATTTCTTACAATAGCAGGTTTCTGGGATAGAAATAGAGGCTATAATCCTGTATTTGCTGCTGTAAAAAGAAAATATTTAAAAGAAATTGATGGAGCTTCTTTTTACTTAGGTTCAGCTGACTGTTATCATGATTTTGAACAACTATATTCAACCCCTTTTTATACCTTCTTTTCTAGATCAAGTAGAGAAGGAGGAGGTGCCTTTAAAACATTTGATATAATTCCTAGGATATTATTTGCATCTTGTTGCGCTGGAACAATACCTGATAGTATAGATACAAAGTATTGCGGAGATTTTTATAATAATGAAAGTGCTTGTAGAATTGGTATGAGCTATTATTGTAAAGGAGATAATTTAAATACAGCTGAATGTAAATCTTATTGTAAGAACAATGACTGTGATACTAATTTAGAGGCTTATTGTAGTGCTGGAACTTATGAAGATCAAAAGAAAAAATATAATGAGCAAAAAGAAATATGTAGCTGTTTTATGCCTAGAACTTTCTATGAAAAAAAGGATGATGAGTTTTATTCTGCAATGGGTCCTGGCGGAAAACAACTTGTTGATTTATTAAAAGCTTCAGGTGTTTACGGAGGAAGACCTGAGTGTTCTGATCTTCAATGTAAATTCGGAGGAACAACCCTTCAACATAAAACTTTTACAGCAGGTAGTTGTCCTAATATTCAAATTCAAAATTGTTTAAATTCAGCTTCAATGAACAACAAAGGTAATCTTCAAGGTGCTGTATCTACAGATCAAGCTAATAACTGTGTTCAACAAAGTACTACGCAAAACTCCCCATCACCTCTGCCACAACCTTCACCATCTTCTCCAACACCATCTTCTCCAACTCCTCAATCTTCTCCAACACCATCTTCCCCAACTCCTCAATCTTCTCCATCGCCAAGCCCAACTTCTCCCTCTTCTGATAATACAATGTTATACTTGATAATAGGTGGGGTAATTTTACTTATACTTATAATATTGATAGTTGTTGTATTATTGATTTAAATTGATTTTTTATTATAACTTTCATTATGTTTTATCATCATAATGAAAGCTTTTATTTTTACTCTACTAATAGCAGCTTCTTACCTCCTCGAATTAATAATGGTGGATATGACAAAAAATATACCCGAAAGAACATCTCATGTAACATGCATATCTTTACTATCTTTATCTCTCTTTTTTACCTCATCAAATTTAATCATATGGTTATTCTCTTATCCAACCCGAATTTTTGTTTTTCTAAATATAGCTTTAAAATCAATCTCTACCACTATCTTTTCAATATTATATTATACACAAACTTCTGTCCCCTCTTTATACGTCATATTATCATTTTTAGATTATACAGCTTCTCTCCTACTATTTTTTCTTTTTAAAGAAACACCTATTTCTCCTATACCTAAAGAAGAACCAGAAATAAAAATAACAATCTTTACCTCGGATGAACCCTCTTCTTGTACTATCTGTCTCGACGATTTTTCTCAACAACAAGAAGTAAATGAAACTAATTGCGGACATTACTATCATTTACAGTGTATGGAGACCCTCTTAAACAATAAAATTAGAAACTGCCCTGTATGTAGAACAGAATTATGATTTTATCTTCTTCATCTTCTTTATAGCTTTCTTCATAGCTTTATTTTGTTTTTCTCCTTCTAAAGTTCTTGCCTTTTGAAGCTCTTCCAATGTCTCTTCGCTCATCAATAATTTATAGTTAAGATCTGATAATTCTTTCTCATATTTTTTTGCCTCACGTGAAGTTATTTTTCCATCTGTTTCTTCTATAGCCTTTTGAATCCTCATTAAACACTCTTCTTTTTCTCTACTTATTTCCTTTCTAATATCTATAATCATAGTCTTAAGAGATTCAATATCAATTTCACACTGTTGACTAATGCTTAACTTTTCCCTTTCCAATCTACTTGTATCGCTATAACATTCTTTTGTCTTATCCATCAAGTCTACAAACTTAGAGTCTAATTCGTCATACAGTTTACCAAGAGAATCAAACTGACTTCTAATCTCCTTATTTTCTTCCTCTAATACTCTTATTTCATTATCCGCCTTTTGCATATCTACCTTATATCTATCAATGTATTCTTCTAAGGTTCTATCATACCCTTCTATTCTTTTAGTCAATATCTGAACTGAGTCTTCCCTCTTCTCAACTTCCTTTGTAAGTTCTTTAACATATTCTTTCAAATCTTTATTTTCCTCATTTAGTGTGTTATTCATATCCTGAAATTCATTAACTGCAGATACATACTGCTCATTCTTCTCGTCAATAACTCTTTCAAGATTTGAAACTTTATCAATAAGCTCTATTCTTTCTTCTTGCAATTTACTATTTTGTTCTCCTAATCCCCGTATGATATTCGTATTTTCTCTTAAACTTTCCCTCAAACCATCATTCTCTTTAGTAAGTGATAATATGTCTGATTGATAAGATTCTATATCAAGCTTGTTCTTCTCTACAATCTTTACTAGTTTTTCTACCTTCTCATCGTAACTTCTTGTAGTACTTTCAAGTGTTTCTCTCAATTCCTTATATTCCCTATCAATTTGTTCTTTTAAATCTTGGCTTAAACAAACCCTATTCATTATATCAACGCTTGAGTTTGCACTCTTAATCATATCTACTAAACGGTCATATTCCTCCCTTATAATAGAACATGCTTTCAATTTATTATCCAAATCAGCACTTGTAGTCTTATACTGTTCTCTATGGGTCAAAACATCCTTCAATTGTTTCTTCAAAGACTTTATCATATTAGCCTTTGATTTAGAGATACACTTAGGGAGTTTCGGAGAAAGAGATGATGCACTCCTTTTAGACACCTTTTTGCCTTCATAGTAATAAGAGTTTCTTCCTTTGGTTCTATAGCATTCAACTGACATTTTTATAATATGAAAAATATTATAAAAAATTATTATTTCTTATTTCTTAAAATTAAAAATATAGCTATAAACAGAGCTATAGTACAAAGGCAAATTCCTCCCTTATTTTTATCTGCAAACATATAAAGACGTTGAGAGAATGTAATATGCTGGTGATGACCACCGTGAAAATGTTCTCTTACAGTTTCTCCACATAAACAAGAACTCATTATTTACTATTTAAAAAAGATAATAATTTTAAATAAAACATGAAACTCATAGACGCCTTTATTTTCTACAATGAAGAAAAGATGCTTGATTACCGTCTTAATTACTATAAGGATATTGTCGACTACTTTATCATTATAGAAGCTACTAAGACATTTTCCGGTTTAGATAAGCCATTGTATTTTAACAGAATAAAAGATAAGTATTCTCATTTGAATATTATCCATTATATTGTCGATGAGTTTCCCCCTAATATGTCAGCTTGGGATAGGGAACATTATCAGAGAGAATGTATCCATAAAGCTCTTCTTAAAGTTCCAAAGTTAAGAAACGATGACTGGGTGCATATAGCTGATGTTGATGAAATTTCAAATAGGGATAAATTAGAAACTGTTTTAAGTGATACATATTATAGTCATCCTGATAGGGTTGGTTATACCCTTCACTTTGATAATTATTATTATAACCTCACAAGCAAGATGGATCAGCCTTGTTTAGCAACAAAATTAATAAGGTATGGTGAACTTAAAAATAAGGTTATAAAAGACGTTAGATTTTCCACCTCTTATCCACTTCTTCATCAATTCGGATGGCATATGTCATACTTCTTTTCCGCTGAAGGAATAAAGAATAAAATAATGTCATTTTCCCATGAAGAGTACAATAAAGATGAATTTACTAATAAAGAGCATATTGAAGACTGTATTAAGAACGGAAAATCTCTATTTCATCTTGACCCTGAAAGAACCGAGAAAATATATCACATCCCACTTGAACTTAACGATAACCTTCCGCAAGATTATCACTTGCTTTTGTAGTCAAATATTAATAATACAACTTCACAATATCTAATAAGACTTCATTCTCTTCATTTTCTATCCTTCTTATTTGTTCTTCTATCTCCCTTATTAAAACCTTTAGTTTATCTTCTAAATCAACCTTTCCTCCATCTGGATTAAACCTTATAAATATCCATTTTCCACTATGTATCATATATAGGTCATCGTATCTTATCTCTTCATCTAAAGGGTCATATCCAGAATGTGCAAACTCGTCTGTCTCTATAGCTAATATTGTATTTCCTATCAGTTTTCTATGGTCTATTCTCCTTCTATGAGTACAATCACAATTTCCAGTATATAAAGGCTTATCATGTATAAAACCTTTAAAATGAGAGTTTATTTCATTTCTAACTCTTATTTCTTTTGTATGCCTATAGACAACCTTGCTTCTCTCATCGTCTGGAAATAGTACTTTAAAACAAGTAGCACAATAACCATCATATTTCTGACATCCACTTCTACTGTCAACCCAACCAATACAATTTGGACATCTATTTCCTCCTCCGTGAGATATACAGAAATTAGATTTACCTGTAGCACTATTATTACATCCATCTTGTATACATCTTTTTCCTCCTCCGTGTTTTTTACAGAAATCAGTTTTACCTTCTGAGCCTTTATTACAGTCTTGTTCTTTGCATCTTTTCCCACCTCCGTGAGAAACACAAAAATCATATTTGCTTCTCGCACTATTATTACATCCATCTTCTATACATCGTTTTCCGCCTCCATGTTTTTTACAGAAATCAGTTTTACCAGAAGCACCACTTTTACATCCATCTTCTTTACACCTTTTTCCACCTCCATGTGATATGCAGAAACCAGTTTTACATTTTGTACTACTTTTACACCCATCTTCTTTACATCTCTTACCACCTCCGTGAGATATACAAAAATCAGTTTTACCTTCTGCTCCTTTATTACATCCATCTTCTTTGCATCTATTTCCTCCTCCGTGTTTTCTACAAAAATCAGTCTTACCTAAAGCAAACTTATTACATTCTTGTTCTTTACATCTTTTATCCTTAATATTAGTCATATTTTCTTTTTTATGCAATTTACAATACTCTGGTTTATTATAACCGAAACTTGATTGTTTAGAACAGTCTTTACATATACTCATTCTTAAGTTACATATAACTTAAGAATAAATTTTCAATTAATTTTTTTTAAAATGAAGAATATGAGACTAAAGGTATATATCATATTATTTAAAGATGTCTGATAGTGAAAATGAACTCTTTATGATACCTTGTAAAGGTTATGTTTTATGCGACTTCTGGGCTGAGTGGTGCTCTCCATGCAAAGCTGTCTCACCATTCTTTGGAGAATTAAAGAAAAAGTACCCTGAGATTAAGTTTTTAAAAATAGATATTGATGAAAATCAGGAAATGGCTAGAAAATATAAAATTGAAAGTATCCCTTGTTTTATCCTTTTTAAAGATGGTCTTGAACAAGACCGTATGGTAGGTGCAAATAAGGTAAAATTAGAAGAAATGATTTCAAAGTTATAAAGTACCTGATTAAACTATATGGTCTTCTGTTTTTTCTCTTTTAGGAAAAACAAGTGAAATTACCCCACAAACTCCAAATACACAAAATAAAATAATACCTAATATAATATCTACACTCATATTATATTAACTTTATACTTATATTTAAACTATCATTATACTCCGTATCATTTTAAAATGTCTATCTTTTTTAGCACTTGAAGGCTCTTTGAGCCTCAACTGTGAAGAAAAGTTACTCATTTTAAAATGGCATTCGCTTTAACAGAGAGTTGCAATTACACCACATCCATATGCCCTACGAGGTTGGCGTGTAACTACTACAACATCATTTGTAACATCTTTACTTACATATGTATTAAACGTTTGAACTATATTTGAAAGTTGAGATTCTATTATAGCATATGCTTGTTTTGCAAAAATATTATTTTCATTTCCAGGGTTATATCCAATATCAAATGTCATATCATTTCCAATATAAAAGTATAACAATGATGTTGAAACATATAATCTTGATACATTATATTCCCTATCTAAATAGACCCCATTGACATCTAATTTTAATTCTCCAAATTTTATGGTTTCGATAGAAGAAGAATATTTATTATTTAACCAATCAATAAAATTTATTTTTTCAGTATAATATGAAGTTGCTAATACATCTCCAGCTTTATTAGTTAAAACATTAACAGAATCACTACTTGTTGATTGTAAATCTTTTGTTAGTTTTAAAGCAAGCATATTAACCCCAAAAATAGAAGCAATCATTAATATCATAATTGGGCCTAAAATATAGATTACTTTTTTATAATTATTACTTTGTTTTTGTAATGCAACTAAACCTTGAATTGCTTCTTCAATAGATAATTCTCCATCATTTTTCGTATCAAACTTTATAAGCTTTTCACGAACTTGAGGATTTAAGGTTGAAAGTCTAATACCTGTTTGTTCTTCGGTTGAACTCATTTTACTTATTTTATAATATTTACTTCTTTAAGTCATTTTATTGCTTCAATTTATATTGAACGATACAATACTTATAAGTTAAATATAAGCTTGCCCATACCGCAAATGTAAAATATCCCGTTTGCCAAGGTATTTCTTCTTTCCAATGATTCAAATCCCAAGTTACTTCTCTTCTTAAATTACAGTCTATAAATCCCTCATATATTGATAATGTATGGAGACTTCCTAATCTGCTTATATACATAGGAATATCAACATGAACCATAAACATAACATATAACATAGTTCCTATAAATAACTCATATTTACCTTTTATAAACATAGTAATAGATATTATGAAAAAACTTATAGCCCATAAACTTTCCTCTACAATATTACCCATAAAATTTAAGGTTAAAATACCATACCAAGAACATATTTCTGCAACATAAATCAAGAACACAACAAGGTTTGTAATTATCTCATTATCTATAAAGTATTCCCATTGATAGACAAAAGATATTTCTGCAATTGTAGCTATACTTCTCCCCACAAATATACTCGAAATCCAACTATCAATTAATGTATATCTTTCAACGTCTGCTTTAGGAAATAAACAACGTGTAAAACATCCAAATACATATAAGGCGCATAAACCAATCATACCATCATCATCAAACTTTTGATATTTGCGGTATAACTTCCTCCATACTTTTATATTATAAATACCAATAAAACATTGATATAACCACCATATAAATACTATAATCATCTTGAATTTATACTTATATATAAGTATAAATTCTTTTAAGCCTTTTTACAGGAATACAATAACTTTATATTGATAATTGTGTATTTGTTAAACTTGCATTATCTCTTATAGCTCTAAATGCTTTTGCATTATCTGATGTATCAGAATCAGCTGGAATAGTAGTCCATTGAGGTCCTCCTATGACAAATGTTCCTGGAGCTGGACCTGTATTAGCTAATATTGCATCATTTTGTGCTTGTGATAAAGTTGGTCTCCACAAACAGTTAGTACCATCTGTTGTTAAACATTGCATTCTACCCTGGAATAAACGTTGTGCTACAGAACCTCCTGCAGATGGAATAGTATTAGCAACCCAACCAGTTGTTGGTAAACCTATAATCTTTTGGTGATATGAACCTGGATATGCTGTAGTGTCAAAGTTATACATATTATCTTGTAAATCAGGATATGACCAAGTTCTACATACCGCATCAGTTGCAGGAACAGGTTTAAAGACAACATCAGGATATTCAGTACAGCCTTTTCCTCCATTTATCTGTGGTGTTATTGTGCTACTTGTATTACGAATACCTCTATAGTATTGTTTAGTTGGATCTAAAGTTACTTTTCCTGATTGTAAATCTGCAAGTGGAATTATAACTGTAGATAATGCAAAACCTTCTTTGCTTATAAATATCTTGTAAAAGAAGTATGCTAATAAAGCATAAATTATCAGCTGTTTTGTTTTCATTTTTAAAATTATAAAAGAAAAAAATATTTATATACTAAAAATGGGTGGAAAAAAAATAGTTGTACTGCTATTATTTTTTATACTTCTTGTGGTTGTAACTATAACTGGATTTTTAATTTATAATTCACAACCTTCTTCTCAATCAAAATCTTCTACTATGTGTCCAGAAAATGAAGACAGATTTTATGACTTTAGTCAAGTTCAACTTGGTAATGATATACTCAAAACTCTAAAAGAAGGGTTTTCTTTTATAAACAACTTTATAAGAACAAAATTTAATACTGAATATTTTGCCTTATCTACAGGTATAATTTCTTTAGATGATATAAAAACGGGAAAAGTGACCTTAGATCCAACTAAACAATACTATAGAGGTATTCGTAATACAAGTAGCACAATAACACCACAGATAAATGGAGGAAAAGGCTGTGTAGAATATCCTGATGTTGTCTTTAAAGAAGCACCAAAACCAGTAGGAATAACAAATAATACTAATGGATGGACATATTATAAAAACACAAATTTTCCAAATGCTTTTAAGCTTACATCTGTAGGTGATATAAGTTGTGCATCAAATGATACTGTAAATTGTCTTACAATTCAAGGAACATCAGATACTGATATAATGAGTTCTTTGAATGCTATTAATTCTACTGGACCATCCGTATGTAATAAGTATAACTACACTCAAACTCCATATATAGGAGAGAATGGATTATTAAGAGAAATCAGATGCAATAAAATGACCCCATATTTACAACCTTATGGACCTAATTATCAAGCTTCTATTTCATATCAAAATAATGTATTATCAAATCAGGGACCTTGTGCTTCATATAATGATGATAGTTATAAAATATCAATTGATTGTGTAAAACATATATGGACTAATTTAGCGGGTTGTCCATACATCAATAATGATATTATAAATTATTACTATAATGAATCCCAAAATAATCAAATGAAAAAAGCCTCTATATTATACGATGCTCAAGCTTGGGCTTACCTTAAAGATGATAGACATAGAGCAGCTTGTTATGGAACCGATAAAACTAAATGGCCAACTTCATAATATACTCCGTATCATTTTAAAATGTCATTCGCTGTAATCTTATAATTTATTCTTAATTATAAGATTTATACTCAATCAAAGACTGTTTGTTCCCAATCTGAATATGGGGAATACTGTGGATCAAATATAATTGAAACTAATCTATCAATATGTGGTGGTAAATATGAAAAGTGAGCTATTTTAATACACAATTCTCTATTATCCAATGATGGTAATTTCATTACTAATGTCTTCCCGACAATCTTATAAATACTTTTATCAGTTGCATCAAACTCTTTCATATGTAATTCTTTTGCACGGCTCAAAAATACCTCTTTCCCCTCTGTGTTTGAAATCAACTCAACGTGTGGTTCAAATCTACTCTCAAAACGAATACCTGCGTGCTTTATTCTCTGCTGACAGTCATAAATATGAAAATATAACTCACTATCCGGGTCTAGAAATTTAGACTTTGTTTCTCCCTGTAATTTCTTCTTTGGCTCTATAAGAACAACTTTAAGCTTTGTAAAATCAGGAGGTGCTCTCTTACTCATCTTTTCTATTACACTCTCTTATCCTTTAATATATATTAAAAAAATTATGATTAATATTACTATCAATGTAGTATTAGACAACCTTTGGTTTATAGTTGATT